TAGTTCACCGAATCTACCTTATTCTCAATGCGGGCAAACTTGTCCTCGATGATCCGCTGCAAGGCCAGAAGGTCGCTCGTTTGCATGTTCATTCCCTCCCCAGTCTTTTCAGGACATCGCTCGGCACCATGTAGTTGGCCCGGACGAATTGCTCAATCATCTCGGCCCGCAGTTCAAGCGGGTTCCAGTACTGCATGTTTACCCATCCTTTTCCTCGGACAAGTTGGGCGATACGGTAGGGGAGGCAGAAAAGCCAGCTGGCCGCGTAGAGAATGGCAAAACCAAGCACCCAGAGCCGACGCCAGTCAAGGACGTGCTGGTATTCATGAGCAAGAAGCGCGTGCTGCTCAACGGTGTCGAGAGCGTCCCACTTAGCGGTGTCGATGTGAATGCTGAACGGTGTAGCAAATCCACGTCCCCAAAGGAGACGGTGAAAGTGAACTTGTACACCATTGTAAATCATTCAGGCTGCTCCAGTTGTTCAGGAGTAGGCTGGGGAATGGGCAAGTCCCACTTAGCAATAAACAAACCGTTGCCGTCCGAGTTGTCTTGAAGAACAACCGGGCCGAACGGCCCGATGGCATCCGCGTGACCGTTCTGGGCAAGGTACAGTTTCAGGGCTTCGATGTTCATTTTAGGCCACCTTGTAGATGTCAAAGTAGTTCATGGCGCCAGAAGCAATAAGGTCAGCAGACGAGGCCGCTTCAACGTAAACGTAGATTTCGATGTAGTCGCTAACCGACAAATCCTCAAGCGTAGAAACCTGAACGCCAACAACATTCGAGCTGCTTGTGTGCGAAGTTGAATATCTATGTACAGAGCCATTTTTATAAACGGCAATATAAAACATTTCCGCATCGGCAATCGTAGCGCCAGTCCATCCCGCCGAAGCGCGAATGAAATACTTGCCACCCTGTCCAGAAGGAACAGTAAAACGGTAATTGGTCGTCGGGTCGTAGGCGTTGGCTGTATCAAACAATTCGGTGCTGTAAGGCACTTTCGTCCAAGACGCCTGCGTAACGGTAAGGCTAGAACCGCGCTCTGCCTTGGCGTTAGGCGTTCCGCCACCACCAGCAGGGGCGGCCCAGATAGGCGCGTTACCTGAGCCTTGGGCAGTCAGGACGTGGCCGTTGGTTCCGGTCGTGTCAAGCTTGGCAAGAGTGGCGGCCCCGTTGTTTATTTTAGACGTAGTTACGGCGCTGGTATCAATCGTCAGCACCGTCCCCGACGACGATGCGACAATATCGCCATAGTCACCATCTGCAATAGGGCCGCCAGCGGGGCCGATAGCGCCCTGCGTACCGGACACGCGAATCGTCCAATCGGCATGCGTACCTGAGCCACCGACGTTGGTGGCAACAACCAGAAGCGACGTGCCGCTATAGGTCGAAACGTATCCATGAATATAGTTCGCCGGGTTGGCATCTGACGTAATCAGAAGCCAGGTTCCGGGCGTAAAGGACTTGCCGGACTGCGTCGTGAACGACTTGCCTCCCGTACCAATCGAAATGCTCGTGGTGCTGGTTCCGGTCAGGTTTGCAGCACTAGCTGCCGCAGCGGATGCGCTTGCCGAAGCCGCGCTGGCAGAAGCCGACGCAGCGGCAGCAGAGGCGGCAGTAGCGGCCACGTTGGCGTCCGGGTCGCTGTCGCTGTTCACAAACCCATTTTGCGCCGCGTCATAAACCAGCACGCGGCGATCTTCCGGCGTCTCAAGAATCGACAGCTTCGTGGTGTCCACATTCGACGTAAGAGCAGCGCGTAGGGCGCGGCCCACATCACGAACATTCTGCTTCAGAATAGCAAAGTAAGATGCCGATTCCAGATTAAGCGCATCGCGGCTCAGTTTGCCGTTTGCCGGGTAGTCCGCCGTGCGCTCCGCAGGTTGATGGCCCGCAATCACAACCACGTCGTCCAGCGCCAAGCCCGTGCCAAACACGACGTTAGCGCCACCGGTTTGCTGAACGGCGCTAACGGTGTAATCGGTGGTCAGGGTTTTTAGAACGCCGTTGACGTGAACCTTCAGGTCGGTCTCGGCCTTAATCCAAAAATTAAAAGCAAAAGAAGTCTGTCCAGCCGTGGACACAATCCGAACGAGAGGGGGATTCGGGCTCACGACAGTAGACATATCGTCCTCTTCTTCTTATTAAAACAAGACTATCACTTCTTGGCCTTGGTGGGAATATCCAAAATCTCCTTCGTCCCTGCCTCAAACTCGTCGAACAGGAAGCGCAAGGCAAAATGGTTTTGGAAAGGAAGAAGGCGGCGAAAAGCCTTAATATCCGCCTCGGAAAGCTCGGTATCCGTCAACCCTGCCGCGCCAAAAGCACCGACCGTAGAGGCCGCCTTTGCGCCATATCCAATCGTCGGGCCAGCCAAAACCTCGGTCAGACTGCGGTTCCGATAGCGCGTGTTGGCTTCCTGCCCCATAACAGCCGACAGACCAAGACGGCCTTTCGAGATGGTTTCAAGCGTGTTGTTCGCCTCAAACGGCAGGGCCAGAACGCCGGAGCGGTCGATGCCTTCCTTGATCCAAACGGCAGGGTCGTCCGAGATTTCCTTGCCGTTGATAAGCTGGTTGTAAGCGTACACTAACGAGCCCAGCCCGGTAGTGGTGACAATGCCCTGCAAAACAGCCATGTCACGGCGCTGGCCGGCCCAGACATTCGTGCGCTGGTAAGAGGCAAAGGCAAAAGACTTGAACTGCATGATGGTCTTGCCAAGCTCAGACGACATGAACAGCGGAGCATCGCCAACGCCGGGGGTCACGACAATGGTATCCACCTCGCGTTGCAAAGCAGTGCGGAACGTGGTCAGCGCCCCAGAGTCATCCCAGTCCCCGGTGTTGGGCAGGTAAACCCCGTCTTTCATCTGGCCGTATTTCTTAAACTGCTCAGAAAGACGCTTTGCCATGGCTCGGTCAATGCCAGCGGCGGCCAGCTTTTCAATGTCGCCCTTGCCAAGTGTGGCGTAGCTCTCCGCCAGCTTAAACATCTTCGACATGCTTACCATACCGGCAAACTGCTTCAGCGCCGCGTTCATGTGGTTCATTCCCGTCAGCGTACCGAACTGGCTGGCTGCATACGAAACGCCGCGCTCAAACTTTGAACCGCGCCCATAGTCGTCGGTAATGTCGGCAATCGCCATGGCTCGGCTGTCCATCACCACGTCAAGCGCGGTTCCGGCCAACTTAATCTCTTCCATCGCCAAGCGGGCGGTCTTGAAGTTTTTGATCAGCGGAACCAGCCCGTCCTTCATCACGCGCCCAAGGCCGTGCGCCATGACGGCGCGGCTCATATCAGGAAGCGAGTTAACGGCCATGCCGCCCAGGCTGGTCATGTACGACAGGCTTCGCCCGGTGCGAGCGGTTCGCACCGCCCAATGGTTCGGGTCGTTCGGCTGGCCGTAGGTGCCACGCAAGCGGTCACGCACGGCCTCGATGTCGATAATGTCGCTGTCACGTTCTTTTGCTAAAGAGGCGGAAATCTGTTCTTTGGCTTTTTCGTAATCTTCAACGTACTTGCCAGCCTCGGCAGCTTCCAGCTTCTTGCGGTTTGCAGCGCCGTATTTGCCAGCCTTTACGTCAGCGTCAATCGACGCAATGCGGTTTGCATATTCAGCCCGCACCTCGTCGATTTCCTTAGTCATGTGCGTGCTGCCAAACTCGCGGGCCAGTTGAAGGTCGGGCACTAGGCTTTGCACATACCGCTTGGCGACAAGCTCAATATCGTTCTCAAGGAACTCCTCAACCAGCTCGTCGGGAATGTCGAACACGCGGGCCTTCAACGGAAAAGCGGTCGTGCTTTTTCCGCCAGAGGCAACGGCGGTTTCGTTCAAAACATCATACGGCAAACGCCCTGCGGGGGTGCCAAGGATGCGGTCTGTAATCTGCGAGGCAACAAAACGCAAATCGCGAGTGCTGTCCGGCGCTTCTTTCTTTACGAGCCAGTCGCGCACAATGCGCTCGAAGTCGGCACGTTTGCGCACGATTTTGTCCGCATCCCACGAACGTGTCAGGTACGACGTTGCCGTGGTAACGTCCACATCGTCGGCGAGCAAGCCAAGTTTAATCGCCTCGTCTTTCAGCGGGTCAAAAACCTGCGAGCGAAAACGTTTTGCGGCGGCTGCTACTTCGGGAATCTTATGCTCGTCCCCACGGCGCATAGCGCGGGCAACTTCCGTTTTGAACTCATCGTAGCTCAGTTTGCCGCTTTTCTTCGCCGCCCCAATCGAGGCCAGCATGTCTTTGCCCACGATGGGCGAAACAAAATTGCCGCCGCCACGATACTTGACAAAATCCTGGTCAAGGCTTTGCAGCGCAACTGCCAGAGGGTACTTGCGCTTCTTAATCTCAGCCTCGACGTTTGTGCTCGGCGAAGCGATGCCTTGGCTGTTCTTTTCATAGGTAAACGGGTTGTTCATCATCCGCTGTTGCAGAATCCGCGTTTTCAGCGACGGGCTGCCAGCCATGCGCAAAGCCGGAGTCATTTCTACCTTTTCAAAACCAAAGGCAGACTTTAGCTTTTCTTCGGCCAAGGTCGAACGGCGAACGCCAGCGGAGCTAAGCGTCTGATTCAGGTCTTTTACCAGCGCCCCCTCATTCATGGCAAAGCCACCCGGTTGATACGGGTCGTTGCCTTCCGGCAAGGTCAGGTTGCGCTCAAGTTGCGCCTCGATGTCAGAGGAAACCAAAGCGCGGCGGGCCACATAGCTGGCACCAGCGCCCAGCATACCGCCCACAAACGCCGATGCGGCAATGTTGGTTGCGCTTTCGCCAAAGTCACGGGTAATCTGCGTAGCTTGCAAGGAAGCCTCAGCCGCCGATACCGAACCAGCCGTTGCTGCCGCCGTAACCGCAGCGCCCTTCAAGATGCTTCCGCCCGTGCGATAGGTCTTATACGCCACGCCACCAACGGGAATCAGGTTAATCGGGTCAAGGATACCAGCGGCCATGTTGGCCGCAATGCCAGACCAGCCTGCTTCAGCAAGAACGCGCTTGTCGTTCAATTCCTGATCAATTTTTCCCTTAATCGCCGTCACGTCATCCAGCGTGTTGGCGTAGGCAAACGCATCGGTGTGTTCTTCGTACCCAGCAATGTCCTTAAACGGGTCAAAGTCAGGGTCAATCGGCCCAGAAGGGGCGTTCAGCATGTTGGCAAAAGATGCAACCGTATTGTTCTGGCGAAACGCAGCGGGCAGCGCATCAAGAAAGCCGGGGCCCTCTTCGGCCTGTCCCGGCTTCGGCTGCTCGTCCTCGCGGAAAACCCACGACGGCGTAACGGTCGGCGTGTCTTTAATTGCCATTTTTATTTACCTTTTTCTTTACGAGACTTGGTCTCATAAAGGTCTATCATTGATAGGCCTACCGGCTCAAAGCTCAATTCTTTTTCAGATGACTTTTTTTTAAGTGCTTTAAGCTCGTCAAGCATTTCGGCTGGCATTGATTTTAGCCCTTGCTCACGTGCCTTCTTTTCAAAGCCCTCAATCTTATCAAGCAAATCTTTGTCTTTAATGCGTTGAGCCTCATAAAGGTCAACCATTGATGGGCCTACCGGTTTAAGGCTAAACTCTTTTGCCATCTTTTGAAGGTTGGCACGGGCTTCTCTCTGTTCTTGCGCCTTCTCAACCGCCTTGCGCCGCTTCGTTTCAACGCTCGGCTGATACCGCTTGCCTTGCACAACTTCAAAAACGCCGTCAGCGTTCTTTACCAAAATGGGGTAATCCGGCTGTCCACGCATCGCACCGCGCTGGGTAAAGATGTCGCTGCCCAAAAGCACGTCGCCCGTTTCGACATTCTCAAAGCCAGGCAGCGAACGCACCGAATCAATAAGGTCGTCGGCCAACCAATCCGTGTCATCGCCAAAAGCGTAGTAACGCTCAGGGGCGTACTTCATCAGGCGCTTTGTGCCGTCCACGTTGGTAACTCCCCACGACTTTGCAATGTCGCGGGTGGCAAGCTCGCGGGCCTTTTCCTTATCGCCCGTGTTCACATACCAGTCGCGGAACACGGCTTCAAAATCACCGCGCAGCGCAAGGTTGGTGCCGCCAGCCATCACCGAAGCAGGCTCGTCAAAGGGCAAAATGGTTTCAAAGGCGGTCGTCGCCCAATCTTCGTACTCTTGGCCCAGCTTCATCAGGTTGACTTCGGCCTCACGCGCCTGACGAATCGACGTGTTCGCCGGGTCGTGCAGTTTGCGGGCACGCTCCACGGCCTCGGTAGGCTCAACACCTGCACGCACAAGGTCGCGGATTTCCAAGCCAAGCGCAATGTCACGCTTTTCAAACTCACCGCTGATGTTAGTGTTCACTAACAATTCATCCAGCAGGTCGGCAGCAGCGCCCGCTTGCTCCGGCGAGCCAGCGCGGAACGAGGCAATAATGTTGCCCTTCACCGTCTTTGGCAAAACCCCGGTCGTCTTAACAAGGTTCGTCAGCGCGGCACGCTGTTGCTCAACGGGCAGGGCTTCCACGGCGGGCATGACGCGAGTGCGGTAGTATTCGTCCACCGCTTTCTTGTCCTTTGCGTCCACCGGGTTCAGCAAGGTTTCGCCGGCAACGGCGGCAGAAACACGCTCCATGGAAGCGACCACGCTTTCCGTGTCGGCCCGCTGTTTGTCCAGCTTGATAATCCGATCGGCGCGAGCATCGGCGGTCATCGCGCCCTTGGAATAAAGCTCTTCAATTTCCTGCTCGGTCGCCTGGCCGCGAGAGATTTTAATATCCAAGTCCGAAATCGTTTGGGCGTACTGCGCCTTAATCTCTTCTTGGCGCTGGGCTTCGGCGGCACGGGTCAGGGCCAGGTCATCGTTGTAGGCGGCACGCAGGCGGTCAACCAAGCGGTCTTTTTCCTGCGGCTGCAACGGCCCACCATCGCCGTCGGCAATGGCTTTAATGTAGCCCAGCTTGTCGCCGCTCTCGTCCAGCCCAGCCAGAACCGTGGCCTGATAAAGCTCCTTTTGAAGCCCAACCCGCTTTTGCTCAGCCTCAGCCGGCGCAATGGCGCGTTGCGCCACAAGGCTGTCCAGATAAGCGTTTGCCTTGGCGATGTTCTGGGCCTGCAACTGGCGGTCGGCATCCGTCTTGGGAACACCAATCTTGATCGCCGCATCGGTCGCCAACTCAAACGCAGCCGCCGTATTCTTCTGATTCAGCGTGCGCTGTTCTTCTTCGTAGCGGCGGGTGGCGTTCACGTAGTAGCCGCTGGCCGAACGCTTCAACTGCGTTCCGATGCTGGGTTGCAAATCTTCCGGCAAGCCCTCGACCACGCCCTTGATGTAAGCGTCCATCTGCTCGCCAAGGGCGGCAGGATTCAGCTCACGGGCGGCAAGGTCGCCAAGGGCCTTGTTGGTCTCAACGTCAAGGTTTGCCACATACGACGAAAGCGCACCATCACGAAAAGACTTGTCAAAAATGGTCGTGGCTTCATTTACCGAGGCGGGGTCAAAGCCCGGTTCAGCACCAGCAATTTTACCAGCCTGCTCGCCCCGCTCTTGCGCCATGGTGTCAAGGGCACGATTCGTGCGCTGCACAACATCTTCCGCCGTGCGGGCGACGTTCGACCACATTTGCGCGGCAGAACGTGCGCCAGAAGGGTCAAAAACCTGAACATTGCTAAAATCGGCTCCAATCGACGGGTCGAACTTGGGTACACTCATCATCAACCCCCACGTTTTAAGGTCGTGCCAGCAAAGTCAAGCAGGCTAGTCCCAGCGCTGAAAAACCCCTGCGTCAAAGTCGTGCGCTTGGCCTTGCCAAGGTCGGCGCTTTCAGCCCGCATGGTGCCGATGTTTACATCCCGCAAGGTCGCCGCTTGGCGCGATTCACGCGCCGCGTTCGCCAGGCTGTCCTCGCCCAGCGCAGCAATCGAACCGCCACCCGAAACACCGCGGCCAGCAAACAGCGCGGATTGCGTCGCCAGAACCCGGCGCAAGCGCTCTTGGCGCTGCTCTTCTTCAATGGCCGATTTAACTTGCGTCGCCTTAATTTGCAGGTCTTTGTTCGCCTGTTGCGCCGCAATACCTGCCGCCGCCGAACGGGCCGACATAATCGAGCCAACCGCCTGACCGGCAGCCGCAACCCCGGCAGCAACACTCAGGGCCGTTGAGCCAGCAGCCGCGCCACCAGCGCCTGAAAGAAGAGTACCGGCAATCGCTGCTTCTGCCATGTTAAGCCCTCATTCCGATTGTTATCGCTTTGATCTTGAACTCAAGCGGCTCGGTTTGTGTGATTGTAACATAAGGCTCACGCCCATATCCACCCATATAAGACTTGTACCAGCCGTCTTGCGTCTGGGGCGGAACACCAAACACATCCTCCGACGTGTTGTCCACCTCGACCTTGTAAGTAGATGTCCCGTTGGAAATGGTGTAGTCCCGCAGGCCTTCGCCCAGGATGTTCACCCACGCGATGCCACGCAATTCGCCAGTCATCAGGCGGCCATTGATGTTTACGTCAGGATACAGCGGCGAAAGCTCGGCGTAAAACGGCCGGCCAACCTCAATGTCAGACACCGCCTCAGACGACGTAATCGACCCGCTCGACGGCGTTGCGTCATTCAGCATGTACTTGTCCCCACGAACAGCGCAGGACACGCCATTCAGGTGCCCAAGGCCGCCCCACGATGTCGTCGGCGACCCGTTGGTGGCCCGCACGCTTGAATCCATGTAATGCGCCGAATTGAGAACCTCAAGGTAGCGGGTACCGCCACGGTTTACCAAGAAGTAAACCTCAGACCCAAGAGCCGCAGCGTCCTCGAAATTGCCATCCGTGTTAAACAGCGAGAACGCCAAGAAGTTTTGCGACCGGCGCGTACCCATAACGGCGCAGGTTCCCGTGGTGTTCACGATGTAAACGTAGTCGCTGGCAAAGCCACCGCCACTACGGCGAACCGCCATGGCAACGGGCGTGCTGATAAGGTGCGAGGCTAGGTCAGTTACCGATTCGGCGCTGTACGACGTTTCCAGCTCGTTGTACAGGAACCGTCGAATAGTGTTGCCGCTTTCTTCGCAAAAGATGGTCGAGCCATCCACCGAGATGGGACGAACCTTCGACGAACCATGATTTGTCTGGCGCGAAATCTCGAAATTATCCGGGGTAAAGCCGATCTGCGTCGAAGCCCCACGGGCGTAGAACTCACCGCCCGACGTGAAGATTTGCAGGTCACGGCCAGAAACGATGTTCTGAATCGCGTTTACTTGATTGTCGTCGATGTCGTACTCAATGGCCTGGTTATCCAGCCCGGCCCCAGTATTGAAATCAAAAAAGCTGCCCGTCGTGCTGGCCCACACGGTTTGCGGCAAAGACTTCGAGCCACCAAACCACAACCGCCCTTGGTGGAACGTCACAGAAACGGGCCAGCCACGGCTGGCGCTCCACACATCTTCCGTCGGTTTGCCGCCCTGCGTCACGGTCGTCACCGAAAGCCCCATGTTGGCGGACGAAACGATGTTTTTTACAATCATGGCCGACCAGTTACGGCCACCGTCTTGGCCCGTAAAAGTAACCTCAAAAATGCCGCCGCTAATGTGCGTGCATGTCGTGTCGTTGCTCACGATGCTGAGGGCACGCAAAGCCGTTTGAATACGGGATGCCGTCGTCGGTTCGTGGTTATCAACAACTATTGCGTCGGTCAGTTCGCCCTCAAGCTCCAACTGAAACGTATCGTTTGCGTTGGAATAGCTGAACGTTAAACGCTGAACCTCGTTAGTCGGCGAGCCAGCCGTATCCGGAAAGTTGCGCTTAGAAATGTTCACGAACGACACATTAGCCGCCGTCCAAGCGGTATCCGACGTGCGCGTAATCTCAATCGGCTGAAAGTCCGGATGAACGATAAACAGCTTGTCGGCGCTTTGCGTAAAGTTAAACTGCGTCAGCCGCGCCGTAGTAATGTTCGTAATCGGCGAGGACGTAACCGCCGTTTGGTAAACCCCGTTTTTGTAAACTTCCATGCGTGCGTTCGTGAACAGCAGCATGTACTTCTGAACCGTGTTAAACTCAAACGGAACAAGCCGACCAGCACCAGCCGCCGTTGCAATGTACTTCAACCCCTCACGGCGAACAGCCGGGCCTTGCGGTGTGATGTACACATTCCGCGCCCGCCGACACGCCCGGAAATAGGCTTCGGTATCAACGCGGGCGTAAACGTCCGGGGAAAGCTCACCACCGCCGAACGTGACTTGCTGAACCTTAATCGCCATACTAAGCCCTCTGGTTCAGAATGTAGTAATTCACAGGTTCCACGGTAATGTTCGGCTGGGCCTTGCTGTCAATGCTACGGGCAGCGGAAAGGGCCACGCGCGCGCGACGGTCAAAGATTTCAGACTTATTAATGTCGTCCGCCAGCGAAGCGGCAAGATCTACCGCAAGGGCGTGAACAAGTGCGTCGATAAAGTAAGCGGGCATCTTGGGCGTTTCCACGTCCGCAACGTATTCCAGCTTCAACTCGTTCGCATCCGAGTAAATCCGGTCTTGGTAAACCAAATAATCTAGTTGCGGCGTGTCCGAACGGAACAGGGTCACAGGCTCCGGGTCGGTCGGGTAAAGATAAATGTAAGCCTTGTCAAAAAGCGGTGTTTCGCCGTCCACACGCGAAAGTTGCGTCTGCACCATGGCAAAACGCCACGGGTGAATCGAAAGGAGCTTTAGGCGCACAACGTCCCAGCGTGCCTTAACCAGCGCGGCTTCACGAGTGTCGTCCTCGAACGAGGCAAGCGTGTCAGCCCCGATAAGAAGCAAAGCCTGGTTTGCAATTTGTTCTTTTGTGAAAGCCATGCGCCAGCCCTCTTTTTCAAAGATTATACAGGAAATGAAAAGGCGGGGCAATAACCCCGCCTTCCCATGCACAGCGTTTTTTAGTCGCTGTTCGTGGTCGAATCGGCAACGCCGTTGGTCACGTCCACGACGCCGTTGGCGCGGGTGGCCACGACGAACACGACACGTTGACCGGCAACGTTGGTCAGGATTTGATCGCCGACCGCAATGATATCAAACACAGCGTTAAAGTAACCGCTGGTGTTGATAACGTTTTGGTCATCACCATTAGGGGCGGCATACGCAAACACGCGGGGCGCGTTCGTGAAGCCTTCGCTGACGAGTTCAAAGTTAGCGCGAGTGAAAGGCATATTCCATTCCTCCGATTAGGCTTCTTGAGTGGTAATCTTAACGATACCGCTGTTGTCAATCGCCACGGCATTGCCCGAGTACATCGCGGTAGCGACATACGAGGCCAGACGCGGGTCATAGTCAACGCGGGTCGAAAGATCCATCGAGGCGATAGCACCAATGGCTTCGCGGTGGAACGCAAAGCAAGTGCGGTTCAGGCCAGCCTTGGGCAGGCCGCCTTCAACCATGTCGCCGATGGTAACAACGCGGAAGCCCATGAAGGTGTTTACTTCACCAGTCATCAGGGCCTTCACGTTGACGTAATCGGCATTCGTCGCCTTGTCATCGCCCAGCAGCGACTTCAAGCCGCTGGCGTGAATCAGCAGGGTGCGGCCTTCCATCGGCACGTTTTCCTTGCTCAGAAGGAAAGCGGCTTGACGAATGGCATCAACCGTCAGGTCACGCGGGGTGCCGCTGATATCGTTGGCAACCAGCAGCGAGGTGGTCGAGGCGTTCATGGCATCAATCGCCAGTTGGTCAACGCGACGCTTAATCGACATCACGCACGACTTGGCAACTTCGGTGATTTCATCGAAGTTTACTTTGGCTTGCATGAATACGTTGCTCGCCTCTTGAACGATCCAGTCACGCGACGTGACGGTCACGCCCACGCGGGTGGGGTTTTGCAGGGGAACAACCGAGCCGGGGATATGCTCGTGAGCCAGCGAGCGACCGAACACAGGAAACTGCGCGGTAGCACCGTTAATCCGGCGGGCACGAACGAGACTGGTAAGGTTGGCACCTTCAGCTTGATACAGGTGCTTGACCTTCGTATCAAACTCGGTGACAGCCAATGCACTAAGATTAATCGACATAGCTTTACCTCAATAAGTTTTTTTCTGTTCTCTTATCGAAGCCGGGTAAGCCATAAGGGGCCGGATTCTTGCTCATTAGAGCCATCATGAAAAGCAAACGGGCCGCTAGGCGGGTAAGCGCTTACTTACTTCATGTTTGTAAGCGTATACTAACCTAGCGGCCCGGTCAACTTACTTTACTTGAGAAAGCAGGGCGTAGTACTCTTTTTGCAAGTCAGCGCTTCCGCCGATCTTATCAACCCCGTGCTTTTCAAGGAAAGACAGCGCAGCGGCCTTGGGGTCGGCAGGCGGGGTGTTGCTTACGCCTTCAGCCGGAGAGGGAACATCCTTCGACTTGCTCAACTGGTACAGCTTGTGCGCCAGCTTCACGCCAGCCGCCGACGAGGTGATGGCTGTCAAAGCGTCGCGCTCTTCTTCCGTCAGAGACTTGCCAGCAAAGTCTTTAAGCTCGCCCAAAATCTTGTCGCCGTCCGGGCCAAGGGCTTCAAGCTCACGCTTGGTGCGCTCACCAATGGCTTTCTGGTCGGCCTCAAGAACGGCCTTAAAGAAGTTCTTTGCCATGTCGTTGCTAATACCCATGCCCTTAAACGCCTCAAGGGCCACGGGGACAAGGTGCGAATCCGGCATTTGAAAATCCGAGAAGTCGTACTTCTCCGGGGCGCTGTACTTGCTCTTGTAATCGTTCAGCGCGGTGTCGCGCTCACGAACCATTTTCGACAGCTCCGAGTACCCATTTTCCAAGTCCTCGGCCGTCTTGTACTTACCCGCAAACAGTTTTTCTTCAGTCATGTTTAACCCCTTTTCATCATTTTGAGAATGGCGCGATACACGTTATTCTCCCCGCTTTGGAACGCCATGGTAAGCCCCATTGCGTGCCCATCGCCGCCAGCGGGAAGAGACAGGTCGCGGTCAACGGTCAACTTGCGCAAGTGCTCAAGAACAACCTTACCGTCCTGCGTCTCGAAAAGGCGGGCATATGCCGCCTTAATGCTTTCATGCTTGTCCAGCATCAACCTGCCCCAGAGCGCTTTCAGCGCGTTGACGTATCTCTTCATACTCAGCTTCCGTCCTTACAAGGTTAGGCGGCAGCTTCAAGCGCTTTGCCGCCTCACGCACAAACACGTCCGACTTCACCAGCATCATGGCAACCTGCGGGCCAAACGTCGCAACGATAATTTCCATCAGCGTGCGCATGGCGTTCAGCTCTTCCTGATCCTGGGCCATCGCAATCGGGCTGATATGCGCAATGTTAATAATCTGCCCATCAACCCGGAACTCGCCAAGGTCAATCAGGTCAAGCTCGTCAAGGTAGTACAACAGCAGGTTCACCAGAGGAACCACCAGCTCGTACTGCAAGCGGCCAAAGGCAGAACCGATGCGCTTCGACAGCTCTTGCTGGCGGTACGCAATTTCGGTCGCGCTCTTCACCGGCAAGTCAATCGGCCCCAGCGGGTCGGAGAACGTCATCTGGCGAATCGCGTTCTGAACGTCGGCGAAGATAAACTGAGCCACGTTAAAATCGCCAGCACGAGGCAGCGCGGCAATCGAGGGGCCGGTCAACTGCGAGCCGTTGCTGCTCACCGGAATAATCGCGCCAGGCGCAATACGCAGGTTCGCAATGTTCACCACGCCGTCGTCCACCGCCGTGTAAGCCCCGGCAACCGACAGGCTGGCGTTTTTAAGCACTAGCTCCTTCACCGCGTTCAGCGACTTCACATCCGCCAGCGCGTACAACGCCGGGCCGCGACCGCTTACCTCGCCCGTCACCTTCGACCAGCGGGCGCCAATAAACGGCGACATCTCCATCTGGCGCGAGACGCAAAACTCTTCCTTGTACTTCTCGCAAATCACAAAGTACTGAAACCCACGCATCTTGCGGGTGGCAGGCTGCTTCGTTTTCCGATCCAGCTTAACAATCTCAACGTCCGTCGGAACCACGCCCTCGATGAACGTGACCGACTCGCTTTCCTTTCCAGCGTAATCCTGAGCCATCCGCTCCGGCATCTGGAAGTCCGGCCACATCTTCTTTAGATTGCGGAAGGGAACCTCGCGCTCGAAGAAGAACGAATCAAGGTTGCCATCCGCACCCTCTTCGTACCAGACCTTCGACAGCGGCACAGGGGTAAAGCGAAACGGCTTCTGCTTCGTCCCCTTCCCCACATGCATCACGCCAGTCCCAAAGAACACGCTTCCCAGCACCTCGGCAATCGACGTGTCAAAGTTGCTGTTCCGAATCCCGGCAAACATGATTTCCGAAATCTGCTTCAACTGGCGAGCCGCATTCGACTTCACCGCGTCCGGTACCAGCGGGCCGGGCTGCAAGTCAATCCAGTCCTTCATCGGGGGGAAGATGCTCGACTGGATGTTGCTCACAAACTTCTGGTAAGCATCTACCGCCGTGCTGTCAAACACACGGCCAAAACCATTTCGCTTCTCGCCTTCCGTGCGGGCGTTAAACGTCTCCATCTGCGGAAGGATGTACTCGTAGGCTTCCTTATAGGTCGTGTCAAACATTTGCTTGCGCTTCTTGGCAGAGGCGGAAAAATGCAGAATCTGACCGACTTCAAACATGGAAACCCCTCGAAAATAGAGGCCGGGGGCCGAAGCCCCCGGACAATGCGTTAGCGCGGCTGACGGGCGCCCAGCAGCTCGTACACGCGGATCGTCACCGAGTCCGCGCCAGTAGCAACCGTACGGGCTTGCAGCCAACGGGCCACGCCGATGTCGGCGTTACGCACCGGGGTCGTCGCCGAAACCGCGTTCAGCAGGGTCGGCGAAATCGCACCGGCAGCAGTCGCCGACACGTCGGCGTTAATCACCACGGTCAGCGACGGCGAGGCACCGGTGCTGGCAGCGTGAACAGCCGTAATGGCCGACTGGTCGATTTGCAGAATGGCCGACGGGGTCGTGCCCGAAGTCAGGGTCACCGTCGAAACACGGTACTTACCATTCTCCAGCAGCGAAGTCGTCCAAGCGGCCTGAGCATGAGCCGAACCCGACATGGCAACCATGGCGAGGGCGGCGAGAGCGAGGATACGAAGCATATTAGCCTCCTAGTTTTTCAGTTACACCAAGTTCGCCACCCGCGGTTGCGAACAACAGAGAACGCCGACCGCTACGGCGGCGACGGCGTTCAATCTCATCTTGATTAGCGTTGGCAAGCTCGTTGGCTCGCTGCGCGGCTTCCTGCTCCTGACGGCGCAAAGCGTCCATCTGGGCTGACTGGTCAGGCCCTTTAGGCTTCTTTACAATGTCCCCCATACAGGCGACCTCCGGCTTTTGCCAAGCTCTTCTTTAATCCTTCCGGCGTAAAGCAAAACGCGTCTAGCCCTAGCACCGACTTCACAACACTAACACAACTGGGTATCGCGTTGCTAATGTTTCTTGACGAGGCCGGGTCAAGGCTGATAAACCAAACCTCCCGCCCGTTCTCCACATGCGCGTCCGCTACATCCAAAGCGTCGGCCTCCGCCACCGTAATTGCCACATGGCTATGCGTCGGCTCCACCACCACCACCTGATTCCCCGCCTGCGCGAAGCACACCACATGCTGGCGCGTAAACAGCTTCATCCACCATGTCGGGGATTCTGAGATGTTAAAAGATACGAACCAGAGCATCAAATCCACCCATCGGTGTTAAAGAACGACGCCTGAGGCTTCTGACTCTCGCCACGTTTCGCCAGCTTCAACTCACCGCCACCAATCAGCGCATACTGCAACGCCTCATGCACGTGGCTGTACTCGTTCTTCTCCGGCTGCTCGCTGTACTTATCCCCGCCACCAGCCGTATTGAACTTCTTAAACTGGTACCCCCCGTTAAACCCCTTACGCAACAGGTTACACACCGACGAGAGCAACAACGCGGGCTTCCCTTCCACCATCCGGTTCAGCACCGCCAGCACCGCCTGAATCCGAGGGCCCGTCCGGAAACCATCCATACACGGGCGCACCAGAATCCCAGCCTCCGCCAGGATCTCAAAATACGTCCGTTCGTCACTCGTCGCACGCTGACCCCCAGCCGGGTCGCCCCAATACTGAATCCGGCACCCGTTGAAATGCAACGCCACTTCCTGCTTCAACAGTTGCGCAAAACTCACCGCGCCCATCGACCGCGCCGCTACCTCATGCACCACATGCCAACGACCACCCGGCACGCGCTGCACAAACACCGCCGCCGGAGAAAGACCCGAACAATCCAAGCCGCAAATCGTCTCAAACTCCGGCTTCACGTCCAGCTTCTTCCCAGCAAAATGCAGGTCATCGTTCCAAGACTTGTCATACACCGCCAAGCCTTCCTTGATGTACCCGTACTTCCCATGAACGTAAACGTCCACCCACTCCTTCGTCTTACCCGCCGACAACGTCTCGTAATACCCAGG